CGCTCTTCCGATCTATCAGGCTGGCCCACTCAGCGGCGGCTCTATCGATAACCGGTAGCGACCGGCCAACTCTAGGCCGGGTTGCAGGTCGCATCATAACAGCCTGGCCCTTGGGCTTCTTGGCTGTGAGCTTCCTGGCTCGTGGACGGCGTATCTTTACCATGGTGCTAAAATGACGTGTTTATGACACGTCTTTTCGCGCACCCCAACCTGACGCGCGAACAATCTCCATCGCCAAATGCTTGTGGGGGCTGTGGCGGAGCTCGTAAGCTAACGCAACCAACAGCTCTGTCTCATGTGCATCGTCGCGCGGCGAAGTCGCCAGCAGACCGGCAAGCATCTTCTGCCACCTAACAGGCTCAAATCCCGAAGGCTTGAAGCTGTAGGCGCAAAACTCGAGATCATAACTCGCTTCCTTGACTGTAAAGCCATACTCAGCGTAAGCCTCCTTCAACGGCGCCAGCGGCGGCCGTGAGTGGGCTGAATCGCGAGGAGCGAAATTGTTCTCCACAGCATCGTCGCCCATGGCGATGCAGTTTCCATCCTCCCCAAACTTGGAAGCGACCATGTGGGCGAGCATAACGCGCATGCGCGAATTGCTCGACGACGTGTTGTAGCTCCCGGACTTCTGGATGCCAGGCAACTGCTGGTCCCAGCTCTCCCCGTTGGAAAAGAGAAAGCGGCTCTTCAGCAGGCATGCGCACCGGTTGTTAAAGAGGTCAGCAATGCTGCCCTTGGCCCCAGTCAACCAAATGCGCATCCGTGTGTCTGACTCCAACAGCCAGGCAGGCACGGCCCAGTCAAAACCTGACACATCCGTGGCGACGGGGTTGGGACCCAACGCGTGCATCTGCGCGCGGAGCTTGTGCAAGCTCTCGTCGTCCAGGCCCATGCCAGGCTTGCTGGGGACATCCTCCCACTCGCCGATCTCAGCGTTGTTCTGCGCGGCATTGAGCACGCGCTCCACAATCTGATCGATGACAGAAATGCTCATAATGATGCGCATCCTGCCCTCAGCGAGCTTCTTGTCCGAGTGCAGCTCGTTCTTCACGAACACACGCACCTCGTCGCACAAGCCGAGCTCGATAAGCTGCGAGGCTGTGCACTCCCTCACGGCAACCGGGTCCGAAGTCCGGAGCAGCTCAAGCCTTACGCAGGCGAGTCTCAGCACCAGACTGTAGTGACTTTGCAGCAGCTCGCCGTTTGTCTTGGCGATGGTCATGAGAGGATACCCAGGTGAGCTGTCCTTCTCAAGGCGCGCAATAGCCGCTTTGACCCGTGGCTCCCAGAAGCCAACGTTTAGTTCCCCGCGCTCCGCTTGGGCGCTGAGTTCTGCGTGGGCGAGGCTCCTGGGGTACCCTTCCCTGACGTGACGCTCGGCGAGGGCGA